AGAGTAATGCTCTCGCCTCGTCTGCGGACATTCGAGTCCTTTCTGCACTTACTTCGCGGGCACGCTGCACTCCCATAGGGAGTTTGCTTATGCCCGCCCGTGCGTTTGAAACGACTCTCTGTCCTTGGCAGCGTCTCGAGCCTTATAGTCTATTTAGGGACCGGCTCCGGCCTTCTAGTTACACTTCTCTACCGCGCCCTACTCGTCTAAATCACAAGGCTATTGACGGCAGCCTTTCGAGACATCTGGTGCAGATGTCTCTCACAATACCCTTGTTCATGGCGACTCGTTTACGTGCTTGTACCTTTGCCAGTCCCTAGAGACTATAACGATATCCTATAAAACTGAACACTCCGGGTTGATCCACAGGATCAACCTTCTGCTTTAATTTGTAATCAAATTAAAGCAGCGGCAAACACGGCCGCGGAGTGTTCCGTAGCCTAAAGGAGGCTCTTATGTCTGAAGTAACGAAAATCTATGTGGAGATTCTGTATCCTGGTATTTTGTTTAGTGAGCCTGAGAGTAGAGAAGTGAAGAGCAGGAATACAATGAAGATTGCGAAGAGCTTGAAGCATGCTGCCTTTGCCTTCAAGTTCTATGACCAAGTGGAGACTACCATTCTTTTGGATGGTAAGCCTAAGGTGGTTGCCGGCGATAGGAAGAATGAATCAGGGATGTATTACCCTGACGGACAGATCTTTACCCTTGAGGAAGTCAAGATGCTGAAGCCTGCAAAGGATTATAGTATCCTGGCTAGTAATATGGAGGGGAACAACTACCCGCTTGTCGTTAAGACGCGGGTGGGGAGTTGGCAGCCCTTCTATCCTGATAAGGATGAGGTGATATTGCTATAATGGCATACACTCGGCGTGGCGGGATGGAAGCAGAGCGACTCCAGTTGATTTGGGATATTTATAGTTGGACTGGTAGCCAGGCCAGTGGAAAGGTAACCAAGCCCTGGTCCTTGGCAGCTATCAATAAAAACAGGATGAACCCTGTTTCCTGGGATTTATGCCAGATCTTTGCTGCTATAGCCGGCGGGTATGTCGTGGAGCTCAGCCCGCATTACAAGGGCGTCCAGCTCGTCAGGAAGAACAAGGACCTTTGGAAGAGAGTATCCATCTATGTTAAGCTTAAGACTGGACATGGATGTCTTCCTTATGATACTGGTCCGGCTGGTGAGCATTGGGAGCATGTGAATGGCGTCTCGTTCTTTGAAGTCGAATAAGGGTCGCTGGCATCACACCACCAAAGATTACCCGTCATACTGGTATTTTCGTATGGCGTTCACCTCTTTTATGTTCAAATGGGGCAATCACCGGCCGCAAAGTTGGGTGTGGAAATACACTCCCTGGCCAAGAGCTTGGTTCCCAAAGAGAGCAGTATGAGACATATAGAGCATCGTAATCATGTTCATAATCATAATCCTGCCATTACTTGGGGGTTGTTATCCCGTATAAGCAAGGCTATTTGGATCTTCTGTTGGGCGGCTTGTCCCCCACAGAAGCTCGCCAAGAAGGTAGACTTAAAACTGGACAAGTACTACAAACTAAAGTGGTATGGAGAGAAATAAATGCAATCAATTCGTGAAGTATTTGGCATCAATTCAGTGGAGGCGTTGACCGCCGCGCGAGATCAATATGAGTCTGAGATTACTGCAAAGATCCAACCGCTGGTGGATAAGCTCGAGCAGAATATTCTGTCCAGTGACGTGGTTAGCATTGAGCAGCATATGGCATACGTTGAGTCCTGGCGAGCGAGACTGGTACGCTACCATGCGCTGGCATCCGCCTTTACGGACCATGCGAAAGATAGCACTTTCCTTGCAGCGAAGGGGACGGGCGAAGGCGATGTCAAGCGAATCCCGGAAATTGAGAGAGATGCTTTTCGCAGAAAGCTTGCAGGTGGATTTGCCGCCATCCAGCTATATCTAGAAGGGATGATCGATTCAATCGACTCGCGAGTCAATCTGTGTAAGAAAGTGTTGGGCATTGAAATTGATGCCCCAAGAAGGAAGACTGTATGACCGGACCAGCTCATGTAACAGGACACTTCTCAGATGTAGTTGAGCCTGAGGTAGGGGATGTTTATCCCAAGCCGGAGGACTTCCTGAAGATATGGAAGAGGCATGCCGCGGATATGAAGCGGATAGAAGTCATGCTTGCTCCGGCCGCGGAGGTTATCGGCAAGAGGTTCTACGATCGTTACCACAAGCCAAGTGTGAAGTGGATGGAGACCGAATTACAGACTAAGGATGAGGTCAATTATGACGTTGTCCTGGTGCTGGAAGCTTGGATTGGTGGTGAGATGGATTCAGAGGCATATATTTTGCCTCTGGTAGTTGCTTTGGGGGATCCACAAGCTGTCGACATTTTCTATGAGGCGGAGAAAGTGAAGCAGATTGCCGAAGCCGAGGCGGAGAAAGTGAAGCAGATTGCCGAAGCCGAGAGGCAAGGGCTGATGCGCATAGCGCGCGAGAAGGAAGATCGCCGAAAGATATACGATACTTTGAAGAAGGAGTTCGATCCAGATGGCACTCAAGGACAAAAAATCAAAGAGAATAAGGCAGAGGCCTCCTACCCCGGAGGAGTTGTTCCCGTATGAGGACTGGCAGCAGGATGTAGCCCTGGGAGATACCAAGCTGGGCTACAAAGATTGGGTCGAGCATAATATGGAGGCAGTGGAGATGGAGGCCGTACCTAAATGGCTAAGGGAATGAAGGCATTCCGCATTGACAAGGAAGGGCAGCTACGCTTTCTGTTCCATGCATACAAGGCGCCAGGGGGACGAGCATCGAGTCTTGTTCCCTTTGACTGCTGGATTGAGACCAAGCGCCCTTGGGGAAGCGAAGGGAAGCGGAAGAAGAAGTATCGTCTGGCTTTCCACTTCCTTCGGGATCCGGAACGCATAGAGAACTTTCAGAAGCTCACTAGGGGAAAGTATGTCCTTATACCAATCTCCGTATCAGATATTGAACCTAAACCGCGGTCCTCTGTTGGCAGCTGGCTCGCCCGCCGCATTCGCGTGGACTCAGATGAAGTCAAAAAAGCGCTATCCAGTAAGGCGATCTAGGTCCTTTCTTTTCTTACTATTAACAACGTCTGGCTTGGTATTTTGGAATAACTACGTAAGGACAGAATGGGTTCGATGCCTGCCAGTAAGGAAAGTCCGCCCAGGCGGCTATCAGGTCAAGCTGGGCGGTCTGGTGGATTGGTATAGTAATCCGAAGAGCACTGTCTAGCTTTGGCTGGCACCTCGAAATAGGGTATTCTATAAGGGTCATCCTGTTTAGGTATGACAACCTCAATCAACAAAGGAAAACAAATGGTAAAAAAGGAAGATACGGTTGATCTTAATGAGCAACTGGATGAAGAGCTTGCTAAGTATGATTTCGGCGATATGCTTGATCTTGCGGAGAACATCACCGATATGTCCGTCATATGCACAACGACGGGCTTTCCGCAGTTGGATGTAATCCTCCACAAAGAACTGAAAGGACTACCCCATGGACGTGACATCGAGATATATTCTAAGGAACCTGAGGTGGGCAAGACATCTCTTGGTCTTCAGATTCTCCAGCATTGGCAGAGCTTGGGCAAAAGAACACTCATTATCGATGTTGAGAGAACCATCACAGTGGAGTTCCTTACTCAATTGGGTATTGTTACGGCAGCGGACAATCCAGCCATCCCTGCTGTGCGTGTTTCCAGGCCCGCTGAGGCATTTACTGCCGAGGAAGTGCTTGACCTCGTACGAGACGCCGGAAAGGTATTCGATCTCATCGTCATCGATAGCATTGGAGCCATGGACATCAAAGCTAATCTCGAGAAGGAATCAGACGAGCAAGCTAAGATAGGAGCTATGGCTCTTCTTTTGAGCAATTTCCTCAAAAAGAACGTCAATAAACGTGCCACTATTATCTGGGTCAATCAGACCAGACAAGTAGTGGGAGGGTATAATCCTACGGGACAGATACGCTATTCCACTATGGGTGGCCGGGCTCTGGGTTTCTTTGGAACCATTCGTCTGGAGATATCCGTGACGGAGAAACTGAAGGATCCGGAAGATAACGTCTACGCGCTGAAGACAAAGATCTACGCAGCTAAGAACAAGGTCTCCCCGCCCTATAGGTCAGCATTACTTACCTATGTCCTGGGTGAGGGCTTCTCTGTTTATTATGACTACTTCGACCTGGCATTGAAGTTCGACATCATACAGAAGAAAGGTGGCTGGTTTGTCTATGGCGACCAGAAAACACAAGGTGAGCTGACCTTCTATAACAAGATGAGAACCAATCACGAGCTGTTCACGTCTATTAAGACGGCCGTTGATGAGGAGCTTGCTGAACATGGGGCAGGAATCGGAACGTAATAGCGCTTTGGAGCTCTTCGCGATTGTCAATCCGCCGAAGCCTTGTAAAGAAGGGACTATGTGTAAGAACAGTCCCTTCCATGATTTACACCCTAAGTGTAATGATTGTAGGCTTTCACCTGTCTTTTGGGGCATGGCAATCGTCCCAAAGGATCATCAGTGGAAGCCAGTGAGCAAGAGATGGAAGAATGCTATACTAGAAAAGGAGAAGAGAGATGCAAATCGTCGTAAAGTTCTGGAAAGACAACAGGTCCGGCGCAACAAAGACCGAGATCGTCAAGCTATCCTCAAGAGTGCAGCACAAGCCGAATCTCGGACGCAAAAAGAAATAATCAAGGCGACCCGGAACTCCGGGAGAGTGAATCGCGATGGCGATCATCTACTTTTTGGTCGTATTACTCTTGATACTAAGCTTCAGTCGGGGGCCGAGAATCCGACGGTAAAGCTTCAAGAACTAGATAAGGTGAGGAATGATGCGAAGCGAAGCGGAAATCCAATCGGCGGCCTTTGCATTAAAAACAAGAACGGAAGAAGCATTGTTGTCTTCGACCTCCGTGATGTTGCAAAGCAGCTACGCCCCAAAGGCGTGGGTGAGGGCAGCTCCTTTTAGTACTCCCATAGTTTCTTATGACCAACGTCTGTGGTTCCAGACAACTTGGGAGAATTTAGCTGAGAAGCGTTATTCTTTCCCTACACCGGCCGATGAAGTAGCCTACAATCAGTACGGTGAGGTGGTGGGGACTGCCACCAAGGCAGCAGAAGCTACTCCCAAGTATGTTCCACCTCTGTTTGAGGAGAGGGAGATCTAATGGCACACGAAACTATTCCTCTTACAGCGCCAACCGATCGCTTCAAGGAAGAGACGCTCAAGATGATAGAGCTGCGCGCGAGCGATAAGATAGAAGACCAACTGATGCTTCTACTGATGGAGTCGACGGACGACAAGGATGACCCTACTGGGTTATGGTATGAGTTCGCCCTCGCGAAGGCGAAAGCTATACTGAAGAGGTTCAATGTTACAAATAGGTGTGAGGAAGTGTAGTTGTGGATGCTCCTTATATGTGCGGTGTGGTCTCTCTTTATTTATCAAATTGAGCACTGCGCGTTTCTTATTCAGTAGAAGACCCATAAATAAGACCTTTGAATGTTTTATGTGTCAGGAGAGGTAGTGAAAACCACAGTAGTTAATCTTCGCAAGGAGTCCTATGACGTTTATATTGGGCGAAATGGAGAGCCATTCAACTTTGGAAATCCATTCACCCATTTGAAGAGTGCTACGTTCGCACATATTAAGGTAGAAAGCAGAGAAGATTCTATTCGATGCTTCGAACATTGGCTGCTTGGTATGGAATATCCAGAGCTGGAGCCTGTGCGTCGAGCGTGGATTATCTCTCAGATTAAGAAGTTGAAAGGAAAGAGATTAGGCTGCTTCTGTAAGCCAAAAGCATGTCATGGAGATATACTAGCGAGGTTAGCAGATGGTAACTAAATGGGACGAGTTTTATCTGGGCATGGCTCAGTATGTATCAACGAAATCCAAGGACCCAAGCACCAAGGCTGGGGCTGTTATCATCCGGCCGGACCGCACAGTTGTGTCAGTAGGGTTCAATGGCTTTCCCAAGAATATGCCAGACAACCCAGAATGGTATGCCAACAGGGAAGAGAAGTATTCCCGTGTGGTTCATTGTGAAATCAATGCGATGATCCACTCCTATGAGAACTTGAAGAGTTATACTCTCTATACCTATCCTTTTGCTCCGTGCGACCGCTGTGTCGTTCAGATGCTACAGGCTGGTATAGTCAGGTTCGTATTCCCTGAGCCTACTGCCGATGCTCTTACACGCTGGGCTGAGGCCTTCGTGAAGACGAAGAAGTATATCACGGAATGCGGAGCGGTATGGGAAGAGGTAAAGCGTGATACCTAAAATGACAAAGAAAGAGTCGAAAGCTATTGGAAAGCTCGCAACCCAATTAGCTTTACTCCTACAAAATTTGAGTTACAAGTATTATGATGAGAATGAATCTGGTCCTACCGCAGATATTTATGCCAAGGATTATGCTGCCCTTCAAAAGCTGGAAGGTGAAATGACTTGGTGGATGCTCTAATGGGACTTCCTGCCAGATTTGAGATAGTAAAAGAGACCGAGGAATATATTATTATCAAGGATCTTGGTCCGTGGTATATTCATTTCACGGTGACTAATGATGCTGAACAGGTGGTGAAGAGATTAGCTTCCCACCTTGCTGGGCGCCGGCTGTTCTATGTAGATAGCAATGGCGATAAGGATGAACTCTTGGTCAGAGATGGAGAGTTCGCAGGCTTTGCGCCTGGATTTAAGAGCGGGTTGATATAAAAGGTTTTAGCGAAGATGAAAAAAACTGAACCACAACATACGAATGAGGAGTTGCTTGCATTAGCACATGTGATGGCCAAGCGCTTCAAGGGCGGGCTCAAAACATGGACCCATAACGGTTCTGGTCAAGTCGCTGCGAGTGCTGGGATAACGATTGACTCGGAGCGTAGTTTTGGATTGAGCCTTGTCGGTAATAACCGTATTAGAGTAGAAACGCTGCGACGGAACAACCATTATAAGAGTAAAGTCTTCAATCGTTGCGACTTTATTTATAAAGATCATGAGACAGCGTGTAAGCAGATAGCTTTGAATCTTGGTCTTTGGAAGAAAGGAAAGATAGATGAAGATCATTGAGCCTTCATTTGATATCCTTCGGCCGCGCGACAAGGAAGAAGGAATCAACCAGCTTCGTTTCATAGAGCAGATGGCTCGCATCAGTCATCGATCGGAAGATTTACAGACTGATAGTAGCTGGGAAAGATTCATTAAGTTCGTCGTCATGACCAAAGGCGACTGGAGTGTGGTTGAGCATGCGTATGCGACCGTTGTCTTCAGGGTCGACCGTGGTGTTACGCACGAGTTGGTTCGACATCGTCTCTTTAGTTTCACTCAAGAGTCAACGCGGTTTGTTAACTATAATAAAAGGGAAGTGGAAGTCATACAACCTCACTTCCCGCCCGCGGCCGACGATCCCGTAAAGAGGGAACGCTATCTCTATGAATGGCAAGGCGCTATCAGCGATGCTGAAGATGCTTATACTAACCTCATTAAAGACGGTCTGAGCCCTCAGATAGCGCGGTCAGTATTGCCTAATGCACTCGCAGCGACGATCGCTGTGACAGGTAATCTTCGCAACTGGCGCCATTTATTGATCATGCGCACTACGCAGGAAACTCACCCCGACTTCAAACGGGTGATGATCCCTCTTCTCACTATAATGCAACAGAGGATCCCCCTTCTATTCGATGACATTGTTCCCGGACAGAAGCAGAGCGAAGCTCTGTCTAAACCCCGTTAAGGAGCATCATGGTAAACAAGTTGTATTCGGAATTCGTGTATAAAAGTAGGTATTCCAGGTGGTTATATGACTTGGAACGACGTGAAAACTGGGATGAAACTGTTGACCGTTATATGAAGTTCTTCGCTCCAAGAATTCCAGTTAAGCTGCGCAAGAAGATGGCTAAAGAACTGCGAGATGCCATCTTCAATATGGAAGTCATGCCCTCTATGAGGGCTCTTATGACAGCCGGCGAGGCGTTAGATAAGGACAACTGCGCAGGATATAACTGCAGCTATGTCTGTCTGAACGATCAACGAGCCTTTGATGAGGCAATGTATATCTCAATGTGCGGCACCGGCGTAGGTTTCTCCGTAGAGAGGCAATATGTCAACGAGCTCCCTGCAGTGGCGGAAAACTTCTATCCTTCCAACGTTACTCTTAAGGTCAAGGATAGCAAGATTGGCTGGGCGACTGCGTTTAAGGAGCTCATTGCGCTATTATATACTGGGATGGTCCCCAAATGGGATCTTACTGAACTACGTCCGGCGGGGGCCCCGCTCAAGACCTTCGGGGGACGATCCTCAGGGCCAGCTCCTTTGGACGAACTCTTTAAGTTTACTGTCGAAACGTTTAAACGAGCAGCTGGCCGTAAACTCACATCCATTGAATGCCATGATATTATGTGCAAAGTGGGGGACATCGTCGTCGTCGGAGGAGTCCGCCGGTCGGCTATGATCTCATTGTCCAACCTATCAGATGACCGCATGCGCGCGGCAAAGACAGGAGAGTGGTATAACAGCAATCCTCATCGTCGCTTGGCTAACAACTCCGCCGTCTATACGGAGAAGCCCGAGATGGGTATTTTCATGAAGGAGTGGCTCTCATTATATGAATCCAAGTCAGGGGAACGTGGAATCTTTAATCGTCAGGCAGCTACCCTTCAAGCTAAGGCAACAGGTCGTCGCAAGTTCGACAAAATCGAATTCGGAACCAATCCTTGTGGGGAAATCATCCTGCGTAATATGGGCTTTTGTAACCTTACTGAGGTTGTCATACGTCCAGAAGATACGGCGAAGTCCCTACGTAGGAAGGTCCGTATTGCTACAATTCTTGGCACCCTCCAATCAACCCTAACCAACTTCCGTTACCTGCGGGCAGGATGGAAAAAGAATGCCGAAGAAGAACGTTTACTCGGTGTATCGCTTACCGGTATCATGGACAACCCGATTACGGCTAATCCTCACGAGTCACTATTATCCTCTCTCAAAGCGGTGGCTATTAGCACCAACAAGCAGTGGGCGAAGAGACTCGGAATTAGTGTGGCTGCGGCTATCACTTGTATCAAGCCCTCCGGCACGGTCTCGCAACTGGTAAACTCTTCGTCTGGCATTCATCCGCGGTATGATACGTATTTCATGCGCGCGATTCGCCAGGATAAAAGAGATCCTATATCGGCCCTCTTGAAGGAGGCCAAGATTCCCAATGAATCTGATATTACACAAGCCAACGACGTGGATGTTTTCTACTTTCCGCTTAAAAGCCCGGCACACGCTGTTACGCGTATGGGTATTTCTGCGCTCGGACAGCTTGATATCTATCTCAAATACAGAAAGTTCTGGTGTGAGCATAATCCGTCGTGTACCGTCTACGTCAAAGAAAGCGAATGGCTTGCTGTAGGCGCCTGGGTTCATGAACATTTTAATGACATTGGCGGCATATCCTTTTTGCCGTATGATGATCATATATACAAGCAAGCACCTTATACTCCTATGACCAAGGAAGAGTATGAGAAGGCGGTCGCTAGCTTCCCGACTATCGACTGGCTGAAGCTTACCCAGTTCGAGAGGGACGACCGCACCTTAGGCGCTCAAGAGCTGGCTTGCACTGCAGGTTATTGTGAAATATAACCTTATTTTATGCGGTCGAGCGACCGCTCATGTGCTATACTAACCAGGAGGGATAATCCCTTACAAATGAATAATATTTTGAGCAAGTATAACGTAGCGAAGGATCAACTTCGCGAGTATCTGGTTCAATATTTGGAGTCCCAGGGCCGTCATATCGTCACTGGGAAGGTGTTCACGTGTCTCAATCCTGAGCACGAAGACAGCACTCCATCTTGCGGTATAGTTCCGGATTCACATGGCCGTTATTTCCATTGCTTTGGCTGTGGATGTACCGGTGATATCTTTACAGCAGCCTCCTTCCTTGAAGGGCGCCAGCTCTCCGGCGCCAGTTTTGTCCATGACAACTTAAAGTATCTAGCTGACATCTTTGGAGTTGAAGTTCCCGTTGAGGAACCCAACCCAGAACAACAGTATGAGATGGATACTTACCGCGCCTACCGCGACGCGGCTCAGATCCTCCTAGTCTCCAAGTTCAGCGATCGCGTGGCCGCCAAGCTCATTGATTATGGCTGGTCCAAGGAAGTTCGCACTCAACTGGGAGTTGGTTCTGTGACTTCATACGAGGACTTTGTGTCCCGCATGAAGAAGCAGCACGGCTGGTCGGATCCCTTCCTCAAAGAGATTGATCTGCATCGCAGGAGTATGTTCAATGAAAATAATCTCATCTTCACTGTTAAGGATGAGAATGCCAACCCGGTTGGTTTCGCATGTCGGAATCTGTTATACGAAGAAGAAGCCAAACAGTACGAATCTGCTAAGGCCCATGTATTGGCTACGACTGAGGAAGGTAGCGACCTGCGTAAGGTGGGTCTTGCCGGACTCAAACATCCCAGTAAGTACATAAACTCGATGGAGTATTCGGGTGAAGAAACAGCCATTCGGAATAGGATTTACCAGAAGTCGAAACGGTTATTCGGATTGCACCGGGCCCGGAAGTATACTCCTCCGCTTTATGTGTTCGAGGGCTACTCCGATTGCGTTACGGCTGTCAACTCAGGACTACAGAATAGCTGTTCGATTGGGTCGACGTCATTCACGCGAGACCATCTCGAGCTTATCCTCGGGCTTGGGATTAAGCACATCATCTTTGTTCTCGACGCTGATGATGCTGGGGAAGCTGGGACTGACCGGTTCGTCAAACTCCTAGAGGAATGTGTTGGCGGGAATATCGGACTTAGGGTCGAAATAATCGCGATGCCAGAGGGCACAGATGATCCTGATAACTATATTCGAAAGATGGGTGGTCTCAAAGCTTTTCGCGCCTTGGAGAAGATTGACATTTTTGGTTGGTCCTTACGGAAGGCGATCAAGATTGGGGAGGATCCGACAGCACTAGCAGAAAGAATGGTGCCGTTGATTGTCAATGATCAAAGTAACTTCGTACGTCTTAGGAAGGCTGAGCAGTTATCTAAGGCTACGGGCATATTTCAAGACGTTGTGTGGCGAGAAGTCACCCGACTTGTGGATTCTGAGATTTCTCAGATCAATGAGGAAAAGACGCTTATCGCTCAGCAAGCTGCCAAGCAATTGCAACTCAAGCCGTTAGATGTTGAGACCATTCTGGCTACTACGATTGATAAGATCGAGAAGGTTCAAGCCCGGAAGGCAGGATACAGCGTGGCTAATACCATGCGGTATCTGGATGAGATCAAGACCATTCAAGAGCAGGACCATCATGTAGTGGAACTGTCTACTGGGTGGCCGTTGTTCGATAAGTGGGTGGGAGGCATCCCCAGAGGGGAGTGCTTTGTTACCATCCCCGGAAAGATGAATCAAGGTAAATCCAGTTTACTGGCTAACTTAGCCTGGCGTCTGATTGAATGCAACAAGAATGAATGTATGGTGTTATACCATACGATTGATGACGCTATGTCTATCTTCCTGCCGCGCGTGTGGGCATCGATGCTTCAGAACGATGAATCGTTCGACTCGGATGCTTATAGCGATGGGCTACATAAGACCGGCTGGTATTCGAACGACTTTAAGAAGGCCGGGTATGCGCTAAACGCTTACCAGAACTTCGGAGTTGTCTACCAGAAGGCCATTGCTTGGACTACAGACAAGGTGGAACGTGAATTATTCGTCCCGGAAGATATCAGTACACTGGCTCCTTCGCTGCCGGCTCTTGAGAACCGCATCAAGGCTATTCGGCAAAAGTACCCCGAGCGCAAACTTGTGGTCATCGGGGACAACTTTCATCTTTATGACTTCCCTGGGTTCCAAGATGGTGAGGCCAAGACTCGTCATATGTCAATGTTCGTCAAAGGGCTTGCCAATAAGTATCATGCTACAATGATTATGACCATGGAGCTGCCCAAGACTTCCCTTCAACCTGGGGTTCGCCCGCGGGTAAGGAATATCAAAGGCACTGGTGGCATATCCTATGATAGTTCCCTTAACATAGGTGTTTACAACGACATAAAGGACTTTGGTGAGGCGGCTAAGTTAATAGATTTGGACCATAATCATATGGATCCATCGACCAACTGTCAGCCTTATCACCGGCCCATCATTGAATTGGTATTTGACAAGTCCAAGATCAACTCGTTTGATGGGACTATCTACTTCCAGTTCGAGCCGCGGTCTGGGAGGTTTGATGAGTGTCCCTTGGAAACCCAAGAAGGCCAGTTGGGCCAGAAAGATTGCCATAAGCTGGCTATGGAATACAAAACACAGGTGGTGGCTGAAGCTGCTGCAGCTCCTGGCGGGTCAACAACCAAAACTGGTTCAGACCCATTCTAATCTTTGGCTTGATCTTAAAGTATGGTAGGATGGTATTATGACTGGCGATGAGATGGAAATTATCGATCCCGAAACAGGGAAGAACAAAGGATTTGTGGATTCGGAGAACCGATTCCATGATGCGCACGACTGTACATTCAAAGGCGATCACTCACAAGGTCTCGACGTGGATGACAGGTGCATAATTTGTGGGAAGACGCTGGGCGATTACATTGCAGAAGAATTCGATCCTCTCCGGCCGCATATTCCCATAATAATTGATCCCAAGGAGGACAATTAAATGAGTACTCAAAACCCAGCGTTGGCTCGTTTACGCGCCGCGCAAGGACGTGTGATGGAATGTCCGCGGTGTCATAGCCGTCATTTCCACACAATACAGGTTAACCGCTATCTATCTGGTGGATACGGAACCGTATCTATTCAACCAGATCCAGAAGGGGTGCCTGCAGATATCCAGGTGTGTATCTGCGGTATGCCTATCGTGCCTGGCACAGATGTTGTGCGTAAGGCCGGCGGGGCAGCGCATGTGGCTAATAAAGAGCTACGTGAGTCTGTCGATGCTTGCCAGGCATACTTGAAGTCCCAAGATCCTAAGGCTGTTACCGATCAGCTTTTGACGGTAGCTGCTGGCAAGAGTGTTGAGGGCGCCGTGGAGACTTTGAAGGTCCGGGTTAACCACCTGGAAAAGAGCTCTGATGCTTCCACAAGCACCAAGTAAGTTGAATGAACTCCTGGTCGGTCGTCAGATCGATCAGGAGTTCTTCCATGGATTAGTATTGGAACGAGATTATTTCAAGGAAGCTGCTGATAAGCACCCATCAGAACCTGTAAGAGATTCTGATCTTCCTGCCGCTCCCGGGCATATTAGCAACGCACTGCCCGTGGATCCGAGACTCAAAACCGCAACTAGAATGGGCGGAGAAACAATCCTAGGAGTATTATTGGCTAAGATCGTTCATACTCCTTCAAAGCGTGTCTTCTATATAGTCCGTGATACTATTGACGCTTTGTATGCTGAAAGCCAGGATCGTCTTAAATATCCTCAGTGGTTAATGGATGATCCACGCAAGCAAAATGAAAGGGCTTTCAGAATCTACGAGCTTGTTCGTCCTCCCAAGGATAGATATGATCATTCTTGGGCAGGCGAGCTAGATAATAAAACATATGATACCTTGGCTTATTTCTTATACCAATATCGGATGAGCTAAGGAGGAGGGTGCATGTCGAAAGGCATGAACAAAGAGGCAGTATTAGTAGATTTAAAGGATAATTGGGATTCCTTGAATCCCAAACAGAGGAAAGACCTGGTTTATTCGCTGTTAGGCCATCGGTTGAGCTTGAAATCAATCGCTGAGCAGATCAGCAGAACCTTAGAGGAAGTAAAAGCAGCCTATAGGGGAGACATTCTTATCGTTTCCGCTCAGGCGCCTGTTGTCCCCGAGTGTGGTATCTTGGAAGATTGTGGTTCCGATACATACCAGGGAATCAAGGCTCCTACCTGCGCAGGCGGAGTAGGTTGCAAGAAGTGCTGGGCTGTCTATCACGTAGTGCACAATTTGGACGGCAATTCTGTCAGTCCAAAGGTAGCCGAAGCGGCCCCGCTCAAGGCGATGTATGCCCTTTCCTTTGATGAGATATTAGAGAAGTACCGTGAGTGGATTGGGATGACAGCGAAGTCCGCTGCCACGCCAGCCGAGCCTCTAGCAGGCGATGGTTATCTGAAAGGCATCATTGTTTCAGATCTCCATGCTCCTTTCCACGATGAGCCTCGATTTGCAAAGATGATCGAGGACACCAAAGGCAAGGTTGATGTTTGTATCCTTGCCGGAGACGGTGCAGACTTCCATAACTACAGCAAGTACCTGAAGTATGGGCAGCACTTTTCGATGAAGGAAGAGCACAAGGCTTATGTATTGGTGCTCCGGACTTTATCGGAAGCATATCCTGAAGTAATTGTGATGCCGGGCAATCATGATGAGCGCACCCGAAAGAAGTACGCTACTCTATTACCTGCGGACCTGTATCAGTCCCTATTAGATTTCCATGGTCCTAACGCATTCGATTTTGCTGAGCTAATGACTCAGCAGTTCGAGAACATTGTGGTACCCACAATGCCTTCCAATGGCTTTGCGGAATATCGCTTTGTGTATCAGATCAATGACATCGTCATCGGTCATCCCGAACTTTATTCGAAGATCCCCAACAAATCCGTTGGCGGGTTTATCGACTGGGTTATGAAGAAAGCAGTGCCTATGGGCCTGGTTCATAATCCTATCTCTGCGGCCGTGATGGGTCACACCCATATGGCTGGCAAGACTTTCAATGATTATGCTATCATTGGAATAGAAAATGGTTGCGTTTGTATGACTCCAGATTATGACGCTCAACCAAAATTGAATGGAGCTGCTCGTCCTTTGACACGCGGCTACACTTTATTTAAGACCAACAAGAAGACTGGTCTTACGAAGAGCAACGATATAAACTTTATCGAACTCTACTAATGTTAATCTATAAAGCAACGAACAACTTGAATGGAATGTCATACATAGGTAAAACTGTGTATGACATTCAAGTTCGTTTTGGACGACATTTACAGAAAGCTAGACTGGGTATCGGAGAATACTTTCATCGAGCCATAAAGAAATACGGTCCAGAGAACTTCTCTGTCAAAGTTCTCGTTATCGTTAATAATGAAGAGGATTTGAATCGATATGAAATTGCTCTGATAAAAGCTTTTGGAACCAAGGCACCATATGGTTATAATCTTACTGATGGTGGAGAAGGAACATCAGGTTATAAACATAGTGAGATCTCGAAACATCGTATGAGCTTGGCTAAGATAGGTAAAGCACATCCACCTAAGTTTTCTGAGATAATGAGTCGGGTAACAAGAGGGTCGAACAATCCTAACTTTGGAAAGTTGGGACCTAGTAATCTTCTTTTCGGTAGAAAACGGCCAATCGAAGTGATAGAAAAGATTCGTATTTCACATCTTGGCAAGACACATTCTCAGGAAACCAAAGACAAATTAGGAGAGATACAAAAACAAAGATGGGCGGAAGGAAAATATGATTCAAGATCCTGCTGAGAAGCGCATTATCACGCCTGGCGATCCTGGATGGAATGCTCCGGCATCTCTTGATCCAGTACCAGTGACTCCCAAACTCCCGGACGAAGTCCTGGAGGAAGCTTTTAGTGAAGCCCTAACTGAAGTTCAGAATATGATTTCAGAAGGCGGCCCTGTCCCCTCAGAGGAGGCTCCCGCGGCTACGATTCCCAAGGAGCCCGAGCCTCCAACAGCTAGCTATCGCTTCCATAGTCCGGCACGGATGCGGTCCATTCCTATTCCGATGCCCAAGCCTATTGTGGTTACCCTGACTGAGAATCTTTCGAAGTCATGGGAACGTAAATGCTACGTAGGTAATATAGACTACATCCCTGTCGAAGGGCAGGATTATAAGCAACGTGTTCGTAGACCTGGATTCAGAAAGGGTGATAGCATCACCCTTTCTTCCATGGTTTTCTATCCAGGGGTAGGAGTTCTATATGGCTTTGTTGAAGGGTCACGGCAAGGCTATGCCGTTCGTCAAGACCAGATTCTGTTTCCTGAGCCGGTACCTGAGACTCCGCCACCTGGGGAGAGCATTACGGCAGCAGTACAACCTATTAGTGAGGTAACATCAGATGCAACCATGGTTGGACAAGACACTTAAGTATGGGCCCCATGGGCGTCCGGTAACGGATAACCCAAAGGATAAGCTGTATGTGGTCAGCACTGACACAGATGGCGTCCTTGCCAATTGGGTAGATGCGTTCCTTGAAGTGTTCAATCAGAGATGCGGTAAGACCATTACCCAAGATCAATGGACAAACGATCGGCCCTGGCTGGCCGAACCGGAGCCCTTGATGACCAAGGCTCAGTTTGAAGAAACGTTTGATGCCACTCTGCACATCCCAGAGTTTTGGCTACACCTCAAACCCTATGATAACATAGATTTTGCGGCTATCAATAATGATTTGGGTGACGCCTTGTACAATCTGTACGTTCTGACAGGGCGAGTAAACCTTTTGGCTGATGAAGGTATCACAGATACTACACAGATGCTTTCACGCTGGGTGCGCGCGGCAGGTGTTCCATTAGTGACCGGCTGTAACGCCGGCGCAGACGACAGAGAAGACTTATTGGCTAATCTGGATGTCGATTTCCACTTGGATGATTTCATAGATCACGTGGAAGAGATCAATAAGGGTAAGCATACCAGGGCATATCTGATGGACAGGCCCTGGAACAGGCAGTATGATGTTGGAGACCTACGCTGCACATCGTTCGACGATTTCCTGATGAAGACGATATTCGCCGACCGGGAGTTTGAAGGCAAGAGCAAGTAAGAGGTCCTATGCTACCAGCTCAGCTGATAGTGGATGTATTTCAGTGTTTGGCAGACTTTCTGATTGTGCTATTCTTTATCATAGAGCTGCGGGGTAGTAGGAAAGAACGGGAGCTCAACGAACAGCAAGTCGCTGCCATCAAGAAACAGACCCAAGTCTTGGAAGACCTTCATAAGGCTCTTCATAAGAGTGCGGCAGAAGAAATAGAACTACTTGAAGATGTGCACGCCGAACTGGCGGACATCAATGATAAACAACCGGAGATTCTCAATGAAGAACAAGAAAAAGAAAGTACTCCCACCTCGGGAAGCTAAAACCGACGCACAACTTAATGAGCTCGGCCGCGACAATATCGATACAAAAGATGCCTGGATATTGATCGATGCTGGAAATGTGCATATTTGCAACCAGCGTAACGGAGAGACCTCCACAGGCGAGGTAAGTCTGAGTCGCAAGGACTTTGAGAAGTTCATTGATTGGTACAACACAGGAGTGTATAAACGTGGCCGATAAGCCCAATAGACTGCAAAATTATTGTATCCAGGCGAAACTTAGCCTTATCGTTTCTATTGAAGTCAGCGCTCATGATCTAGATGAGGCACTGGCTAAGTCAAAGGAAATGAACGAGGATAATTTCGTCGAGATTCTCGGCGAATATATGGATGGCAACCATAAGATCACCGGTGTTTATTTGTCTGATTTGGACGTGTAAGGAGAACCTATGAAGCTCGGTATTAAGAAGCTCCCGCAGACCGCTGAGCTGACCAAGCGTCAGCGTGCCGCGGCTACGAAACATGGTTTAGCTTTATTGGCAATACTAAGATCTGTCACCTGTGGTGTAGAAACTGTCGACGACAGGCTATTTGCCAATACTATGAAGAGACTCCGGGATGAATTCTATGAATGGGGTTTTGACTAATATGTATTTTACCTACACCGGCCAGCAGATATCCCCCACGGAGGGTGCACCTTCGCTGGAGGATATCGCCTGGCAACTCCTGCATGTCTGTAGGTATGCAGGCGCCTGCCGGGTCAACTATACAGTAGGGATCCATTCTATGCTGGTGGCCGACCTCGTCCCACGAAGGTTGGAATTTCAGGCCCTACTGCATGATGGTACTGAGTCTTGCGTTGGAGATATTCCCAAGCCTTTTAAGTCCGATGAGATGCGGAAGACTGAGGATATTCTGATGGCAAGGATCTGGGAGAAGTTTGGTCTCTCGCAGTGTACTGACGAAGATTACAAAATCATTAAGCGCGCCGATATCTTAGCCTTGTGCGCCGAAGCCGACTTGATCGGCCCGCCAGGACTGGTAGAAGACGGGATTACTGAAGGGTGGTATAAGCATAATGATGGCGTGGTCTCGCGACTGAAGAACTACCTCTCCAAGTATAAGGTTCATGCTTGGGGAATGGATGAAGGCGATCTCGCACAATGGGAGTTCATGGCCCGTGCGAGGCACTGCCTCGAGTATCAACGAGCAATGAAAAATGGAGAAGTGGTGCATTTGAATGAGGTATCTACCGGAACGACAACCGATAATTCAATCTTCCACGACTAATATGGTCCTAGGCATAACCGGGCACCGGCCCCATAAGTTAGGTGGTTACAACGATGCCACAAACAAGTCGAAAGATATAAAGCTCCTGATGAAGAAAGCTTTTGTCCAAGCTGCGCCAGTTTGTATAGTATCGGGGATGGCTCTGGGAGTTGACCAGTGGGCTGTGGAAGTTGCACTCGAGTTGGGGATCAAGGTCCTAGCCCTTATCCCCTGCCTGGAACAGGACTCGCAATGGCCTCCATCTTCGAAGAAGAAATATGCTGAACTGCTAGACCGAATCGTCAAAGCCGGAGGTTCCGTTGAATACGTTACCAAAGAACCCTATACCCAAACCTGTATGCAACTCCGTAATCAACGTATTGTGGATTACTCCACGCATATACTGGCGGTTTGGGATCGTTCCTGGGGTGGCACAGGCAGCTGTGTCCGTTTGGGGAAGAAAGCAGGCCGACCAGTCACAGTAATACATCCTACTTCTTACGAGGTGACACATGAATAAGTCTAATCCATTACTCATGGTATTCAAAATAGGACAAAGGATTCAGGTAGATAAGGAAATATATACGATACAGTCCTTGAATCCCGATGGATCTATTTTGGACGCCATTTCGGAAACAGGGGTTACCTATACTCGTCCTTCCTTGCAATATCTGAAGATCCTCAAAGACTAATGAAATGAATAAACCCGATCCTCTTTGGATATACGGTACTTGCGATCGCATTATGATAGCCCTTCGAAGTTGGCTATGGAACTACCATAATGGAACTGTATCTGCTACCAGTAAGTACTTGACGAAGCCCGGTGAGATGGGTTCTCAACCCAAAGAGATCGATGTTCCTGCTCGTTATGCTGTTGAAGTTACCTGGCTAAAAGGGGATCTTGATTACTTGATCAAGATCCTCGAAGCCAAAGTTCCCGAGTGGGCAGTGACGAAGGATCTGAGAAGGGGCTTTCCTAAATGGAAGAATGGGAAACTAGTTCCCTACAAGAAGGAAGCCCGGACCGTAGTAATGGACGTCTATTATCAGAATGTGATGGAGATATATCGTCTCCTCGAGGCGATGCAAAGTGGCAAAACAACCGAAGAAAAGCAAGATCTTGGAGCAGTCGATCTCGCAAGCTACACCAAAAGCTAAGCGAATATTAGGTTTAGACTTGTCACTTACTGGAACCGGGTATTGTATTATTGAAGAAGGGGCGGTTTCGGCAGGTCAAGCTGAATACGGTATTATCAATACGAATAATCTGCACGATTCAGAACGAATGGATTTTATTCTCGAGCAAGTAAAAGCGAGAGTTACTAACGATACCTTTGTAGTTATTGAGGACTTCTCTTTTGGTAGCAAAGGCTCCGGACTATCAGAAATCCATGGACTTGGTTGGATCATTCGACATTATCTGTGGAAGAATAAAATCGAGTTCACCTTAATTCCACCGACAGTCCTGAAGAAATTTGCCACAGGGAAAGGAAACTCTGATAAGAATATCATTCTCAAGGAGATATACAAACTATGGAATGTTGATTTGTATAATGATAATGAGGCTGATGCTTTTGTTTTATCCATGATTGGACGCGCTTTTATGCATCTAGATGATGCAAACTTGAAATCGTTTCAGAAGGAAGTTATCACAAAACTATGTCACGATTCGAAGATTTAACTGGAAGACAATTTGGTCGGTTGACTGTCCTGAATTGTATTCAGGTCGCAAGAGCCAAACCATATCAACCTACCATGTGGAAGTGTATCTGTTCTTGTGGTAATGAAATAATCACCTACGCGCAATCATTGAAAGCAGGTAAGACAGCAAGCTGTGGATGTTTAAGAAAAGAAATCTGTAGCAAACAGGGCAAGAATGGTACTCTTACTTATGGAGAATCTAGTAAACGAGCTTTATTTCATAAATATCAAGGCTCGGCTATTGAACGAAGTTTAGATTTTGAACTCTCCGAGGAACAAACTACCACTTTATTCACATCGAATTGTCATTATTGTGGAGACATTCCTTCACAGATTTACAAAGCAGCATCAGGAAGTTTTGGAGAATTTGTTTATAACGGGATAGACAGGAAAGATAATAACGTAGGTTATCTTTGGGAAAATTGTGTCTCCTGTTGCTATACTTGTAATCGAGCTAAGCTTGAAATGTCTTATGAGAAATTCGTTGCCTGGCTAGATCGACTTACTAAGTTTCGGAGCATCAAAGACAAGGTACAGTAACCTAGAGTGGGGAAACTCTAGGATACTAATGACCAAATCAATTCATCTGGACTCTTTTCATTATGCGGCCAAGTGGCCATTGCCTAAGGAAGGGGAATTCAACGACCTCAAGGTTGTCAATCAGGCAGGATTAGACTATGCTAATATGGCAGATGGGCCGGCCAAGGAAGAGAAGTTGTTCGAACTTGTTCGCTACTTCCACGGTTATGTATTCAAATATACCGACCTTATTGTCCGCGGCCATCTGCCCGCTCATAGTTATAACTCCGATACCCGCAAGTTCCTGAACTACTTCCTTCCCAAAGGATCAGTCAAAGATCAGGAAGCTTTCTCGAAAGCGGCCAAGCATCTTCACCTGGCATTCCCTCAACAGAATGCCAGTGATATATACGATACTTTGACACTTCTGCTCTTGCGATGTATCAAGCGATACGATCCTCACTATGTCGCTAAGATGCAGAAAATAGTGAAGATAATCGATGTCAAGAGGAAGCGCAAGAAACCCTTCACTATTGAATCGATTCAAAACAAGATAGACTTTGATCCTATTGGCGCGCTGAAGAACCTCGCGCGTAAGGGGCACATCAAAGCTATTCGTGGCGCCGGCAAGAAGCTCATAGGCTATAAAGTCACACGCAGTTGGCCTCCAAACAAAGCCTTCTTGTCCGCCGAACCTATTGGTATCACATATGTCGTTCAGCTGTGGTTCCGTTATTATCTACAGGACCACATCCACGAACAGATGAAGACCCTCGAAGCCCGGGCTTGGGACAAAATGCTCCAACTCGAGCATCGAAATGATGACATGACCGGTATGGATAACGGACCACATGCAGGTCAAGATATACCTAATGCAGATGGAGAGTTAGTAGATTCCGCCGGCAATAGCTGGGCCGCAGACATGTCCTTAGTGCGCAAGCAACTGGACATAAGCCAGATTACTCCCAGCTGGGTCCAGGGAACCTCCGACAAGCTCTTTGCCAACATGACTGTTAGAGAAAGACAGCTTATCTACCTGTATTATGTTGAGGATATGCCTTGGAAACAGCTTGCCAGCACCATGGGAATGACCATCAACCAAGTGCAGAAGATCCACGGTGACATCATCACCTATCTACAAAGTAAGTTCCATGTAAAATAACCTTTGGGGCGGTATTCTGTTTTTGATACTATTCGAATAGAGGTCATATGTCAAACGAGAAGAAAAGTAATCTAATCACAATGCAGCCAGCGATTACACCGACAGTGAAAGAGCTACCTACATTGGTGGCGTGGGAGACCACTAATCTCCGCAACTTGATCACTCACAAGAATGAAATGAATGCATTGGCCCAGGCATATCAAATGATTGCCAACAATGCAGGTCAGCAGGTAGCAGATTTCGTGAATAAGCTTCTTGCTTCCCGCGGGCTGGATGTCAGGATCTATGGCATTTCCTCAACCTTGGACAAGATCATCGAGTTGAGCGATGCCGAGAAGGCTAATGTGGCTAAGTCTCTTGCAGCACAAGCTGCAGCTCAGGCTCCAACACCATCTGCTCCACCGGCGCCCGCACCAGGGACACCGCCAGCACCAGTGCCGGAAAGCCTTGCTCCAGCAACAAGTTAAACTTCTATACTAACCAGTACAGAAGAGGTGTCTAATGGCCCAATTACCTACACCGACATTTAGTCCAGCTGCAGGTCCTTACGGACCAGCACAATCAGTCACTTTTATCAGTGGTGGCGCAACCTATTTCTTCTATACGACTGATGGTATCACAACTCCTACCGAAACCCTTGGGGTTGCGGGCCTCAATACCACAAAGGTTGCAGCTGCTACTCCAGTATCAGTTGCTGCCACTGAAACAATAAAAGTTCTTGCCTATAATGGCACAGATCCCGACAGTGGTGTAGCTACCGGGGCTTACATCATTAACGGTGCTTGTGCAGCACCAACTTTCCTGCCAGCCGCAGGATACTATAGCACGACACAATCGTGCACGATGGCGACTGTAACTTCGGGAGCTTCCATTGCTTATACAACCAATGGTTCAACTCCTGCATCAGATGGCGCTGGGAATGTTACTAACGGCACGCTTTATCCAGGCAGTGCGGTTTCAGTCCCAGCAACAATAACTTTTAAGGCGATAGCATTTAAAGTGAACTACGTTGATAGTTCGCCTGTAACAGCGTGGCAATATCAGATCCTGGCAATGTCGAGTGTGACGCCTTCTACTGATACGATAGGCCCTGTAGGTGCAACGGCTGCATTAGGGGGTGGTATAGTAACTGGTGGTGCTACTGGCTCGGATAACGTAACCGATTGGTCTTCCGATACTACCGGAGTAGCAACAGTCAGCGGAAGCGGTGTTGTAACCGCTGTGGCCGGCGGTACTGCTACAGTCACCGCGATGGCAGATAAGCTTCATTCTTTGACGCACACATCTGCAATCACTGTGGTGGCAATAACAGCTATTAGTCCTGCCAGCGCCACACTTGATACAATAGGTGAGAATCTTCAATTGACGGGCGCCGTGGTAACAGGTGGCACACCGACTACAGTCACTTGGTCTTCTTCAAACACTGGAGTGGCAACAGTCAGTGCAACCGGGTTGGTAACTGCAGTAGGATCAGGATTGGCAGTCATCACGGCAACATCTGACGAGCTTAGTGCGGCGGCAGTGACGGCTTCTATTACAGTAGGAGCCCTTACATTAGTAGACACTTCGCATATGCAGGCTGCCTTGACGGAAATAATCCAAGGTCTGAGCCCAGCAAACCCGCTTCTGGCAACCCAGCGAGCGGCACTTGTAACAGCACTGGCTAACCTCCGGAGCAATAGTTTGACACAAGCAGATCTACAGTTGCTTCAGTCATTGGCAAGTGATTTAGCTCAAACCTTAGGGCCAACAAATCCGTTTACGGGATTTGAACAAACAGTCGTCGCAGCATTATTGAAAGACTTAAGGTCATTGATTTAAGGATCGTGGGATGGAAGAGGTCCCAAGGTCCTCTTCCAGACCAGTCATACTTTATGATAAAAATTAGTGGTACCGCAAAGAAAGTTAGTAACATGAGAGATTGTGCTACTAAAGGTGCCATTCAAGAATACAAAATCGCTGTTATGCTAATGGAGAAAGGATATCAAGTCTATAAGGCTCTGAGTCCCTCTTCCAACCCAGATTTAATGGCATATAAAGACGGTAGATTCATAAAGTTAGAGGTAAGGACGGGTAAGCAGTATAAAGATATGACGTATGTTAGTGGCGATGGGGATTATGATATCCTTGTCATCGTCACCGATAAAGGCATAACCTTCATCCCGGAACTTCCCTAAAACTACCTTGGAACCCCTTCCCGGGTCGCTGAGCGCACGAAAGGTCTGGAGAATGACCCCAAAGCCATCCAGCAATGGTTCGAGCCTCCCAAAGGCTCCTAATGAGAAGTCGAAGTTCATCGAGTTTATTGAACGGAGGCTAGCTTTACAGCCAAATTGCTCAGTTTTTGACCTGGATAACCCCTCTCATATCCAGACTTTACCTCCTCTAGCAGACCTCGGCGTCTGGCTAGATAATTGGCACGCTTTAGTAGATCTTCTTGGCACCCATGAAGATGCCAAGGAAGGCATAGAGCAAGCCCGAGATATTCTGTTTCTGGCCAGTTGCCGGCTCGCTAATATGGTATTCAGCACCGACGCAACCAAGCCACCATTAGATCAGTTCGGTCCCCCAGGACGCGGACTCAAGTTGTTGTTTGAATCATCAACCTGTTATACTCTTGTAGAACCAGTTGCTCTTTATAGAGGTCGTGTGGTATACTGGGGTAGTAATCCAGCTGTTCGCTGGACGGAACCGACATTCACGTGGGGTGGCGTTCGTATAGCCCGCGTGTCAGGTCTTGGGCATTTAAGTTAAGGAGGAAGTCAAATGGTAGGAGCTCTATTAGTTGGATTCGTTGTCGGTTTAGCCGTTGGTGGATACTTCGGCTATCTTTATGGCAAGCAGGGTGTTGCTGCAGTTTTGACAGAACTGGTTGCTCTCGAGGACAAGGTCAAGGCAGATGCTGAAATTGCCAAGACTTGGGTTCTCGCTGAGATCGCAAAGATCAAGGCAAAGTATGGTCTATAATCTCCCTTCCCGCGGTCTCTTTTGATGGCCGTTGAGGGAAGGAATCTCCCGTAAACTAGATGCGGGAAAAGAGGGCGAACCCAGCTTATAACTGACGGCCCTCCCAGAAATGAACGTGGCGGAAAAGACGACTCGACTATATAATAACGCCAGCAAAGGCCCAAGGGGCGAATGTCTCTTGGTTGATTCAGGGCTGACGAAAAGGTTGGGGAAAGTAAACGCTTGGGGATAAAGCGGGCTTGCTCTACGGCAAGTACTTAACGGAACCCATGGCCGTCGGTTAAGAAAAGGCCATTCCAGAGTGGAGACGGGAATCTCTGGCGTTCATTTCACTTTCTTTGGATTCATATGAACAAAGACGAAAAGATAATCAAATCTGGGGAGCAGAAGTATGAGACTGATCTCCCTCCCCGTGATCCTGATACCGGATTGGTAGTTGATGCCGGCGTCTATGATGAGAAGCAGGAGAAGAAGCGCCGTATGCATGCTGAGGGTATGGCGCACTATGCAGAAGATGGAGTTCATTTCGATCCTGCCGGATTGTATCTCTGTGGTGGCAAGAAAGGTGACGGTATAGGCGGATGTAATCAATACAGACCTGGCTCTCATAAGTGCCTTTCTGTCGCCGGCAAGATTGATGGAGATTGTGGTAGCTGTGCATGGTGGGAGAAGTATATCGAACCGCCTGGACACTCGGACCTGGATCTAGGTCCTGAAAAGTTCCACAAGAGTGAAGCAAGCTACGGAGAGCGTGAGCCAGGCGGCACAGGCTGGAGCTGCTCCAATTGCGAGTATGGTTCTTTTGCTAAGCAGAAAGATTCTGAAGGACGATCGATATTCTGTGGTATCTGGGGAGCGAGAGTATTGCCTCTTGCCTGTTGCGGCCGGAACCACCAGCTGGGCGACACGGTCTTCAAGGACAATCAGCCGCTCACGCAGATAGAGTTTTATACTACATAAGTTTCTATTGCGGGATGGACCAGTCAGGCCGACGTCGCCGGTCTCATAAACCGGAAGCGAAAGCGCATCGTGGGTTCGAATCCCACTCCCGCTACCAGCTTAGTGCCTACAGCAGTCCAAGTGCAACGACGGTGGCCGTGCTTGGGTAGGCCTTGGTTTTATGTAGGCGCTTAGCTCAACGGTTAGAGCGCCTGCCCTACAAGCAGGATGTTCTCAGTTCGAATCTGAGAGTGCCTACCAGATTTAAGAGAGAAATATGATAATCGAACCCGGACAGTGCAATATAAAAGATTGGGTTGTAGAGTGCGGCATGTCAGGCCGTATGCAATCCTGTCTTTGCAGTGCATTCCGCGGGGCTGATTCAGATGATTCACCGGAAGTAAAACGGATCATACGTTGGATCCGCAGGCAGTGTATCAAGCTGAACAATCCTAAGTCTCACTTCATGAAGGACGTTGAGTTCGTAGATATCAAAGCCCTCATTGAACAAGATGCCTGGCAATGGGATCGTTTGAAGGATCATTTCTACGATCACCTGAAACAAGCTCTCGAGGTTATTGCTTTCTACCATCCTGATGCATGGGTGGCGGCAAAGGCACTAAAGGCTTATCATGATATGCAGGAACATGAGAGCATGA